TCTTTAGACCCGAAGCCTTACGACAACCGTTTCTATTGGGGGTGGAATGCTGACAAAACTGCGCTCATCGAACGATCTCTCGCAGACATCAACGAAGTTGACGACGACGGAAACCCCATCCTCGATACAAACGGAAACCAAGTTATCACCAGAGGACTCAAGTACAACGCTATTCAGCAAACAAAAGCAACAGCGGCAGGACTCCTACAGCCATTTGATTGGATGGTCACGAGAAAGGCAGAGGCGGGAACGGCGATACCAAGTACCGTTACAGATTACAGAGCGGCTGTCCGCACTGCGTCGGGAACTATTGAAACTGCCATAACCAATGCGGCAGACCTTGCGGCATTTATGGCTCTGTACGATACGCCTGTGGACAGCAATGGCGATCCGACAGGTAATGCACCGATACACAATTGGCCTGATGAAATCTAAAGTTCAAGTGAACTTCTCGAGGATTATGTAATGCCGTTATCTAAGCTCTCTTTTCAGGCAGGCATCAACAGGGAGTCAACTTCCTACTCTAATGAGGGAGGCTGGTTCGACTGTGACAAAATAAGATTTAGGGCTGGATATGTTGAAAAGATTGGCGGCTGGATAAAAAAGAGTCCTTCATCTTTCCTTGGGAATCCAAGATCGTTGCATAACTGGGTAGCACTCGATAGCTCTCAGTACATCTCTGTAGGAACTCCAATTAAGTACTACATCGAGGAGGGTGGAGGTTATAACGACATTACTCCGTTGCGACTTACAACTGGCTCTGGTGATGCAACATTTTCCGCAACCAATGGGTCATCGACTATTACTGTCACTGAGGCAGATCACGGGGCAATAGCGGGTGCTTTTGTGACATTCTCTGGAGCGGCTTCATTGGGTGGGAACATCACAGCGAATGTTCTGAACCAAGAGTATCGAGTCGAAGAGGTCACTGGTTCAAACACCTTTACGATAAAAGCTAGAACAGAATCGACACCAATTAGCTCTGTGACTGTCAATGGTGAGTTGTCCGTAACAGAGGTTAACGCAAACTCCTCCGACACAGGCAATGGAGGAAGCTCAGTTGTTGTTGCCTATCAGATCAATGCGGGTCTGGACACCGTAGTGGGAGGCAATGGCTGGGGCGCAGGAACATGGGGCAGAGAAACATGGAATTCAGGGACAAGCACAACAGCCACAACTGATAGGTTGAGAATATGGCAACAAGATAATTTTGGAGAAGACTTATTACTGAACGTAGCAGACGGTCAAATATTTTTTTGGGATAAAAGCACGAGTTCGGCAACCGGAAATTTTTCTAGATGTGTTGAGTTGAAGGATGTGTCGGGAGCCGATTCTGGAGTGCCGACAATAGCAAGAAAGGTCATAGTGTCTGACCAAGACAGACACGTTATTGTATTTGGGTGTGATCCAACCACAGCTATAGGTACACAAGATCCATTGCTAATTAGGTTTTCTAGTCAAGAAAGTGTCACTGAGTTTTTACCAACCCCGGAAAATACCGCAGGTGACCTGAGAGTAGGCTCGGGGTCAAGCATTATAACTGCGGTTGAGACGAGACAACAGATCTTAGTATTCACGGAGTCATCACTGCATTCAATGCAATTCCTTGGACCGCCATTCACCTTTGGTATTGATCAGGTGTCTGACAATACAACAATCATGGGAATGAATTCAGCGATATCGATAGACGATGTCGTTTACTGGATGGGTAAGAATGATTTTTATGTGTTCGATGGACGAGTCAAAAAAATCCCCTGTTCTGTTAAAGAGTTTGTGTTTTCTGATTTCAATCCTGATCAAGCGGATCAGGTAGTCAGTGGAGCAAACTCATCCTTCAATGAGGTCTGGTGGTTTTATCCATCAAAGTCAGCGGCTCTTAATGATAAATATGTTATTTATAATTATCAGCAGAACATTTGGTATTTCGGGTCACTAGCGAGAACTGCATGGATGGACAGAGGTATTAACGACACACCCGTAGCATCATCTGGGGGATTTTTGTTCCTGCATGAATCTGGATTTGATGATGGATCGACCTCCCCAGCTACAGGAATTAGCGCCCATGTTGAGAGTAGTCAGTTCGACATAGAAGACGGAGACAACTTTTCTTTTGTAAGAAGAATCTTGCCCGATGTTTCGTTCGAACAATCTACAGCAGACTCTCCAACCATGAATCTTGTTCTCAAAGCTAGGAATTTTCCCGGAGCAGACTATCAGTCAACGCAAACATCCGCTGTCACACGCTCCGCAACAGTGCCTGTGGAGCAGTTTACCAATCAGGCACACATAAGATTGCGGGGGCGTTCGCTTGCTCTGAGGGCTGAGTCATCATCTGTCGGGGTTAAGTGGAGGCTCGGTAGCCCGCGCATCGATATTCGCAAAGACGGAAGAAGATAGTGGCAAGGCTTAGATACGATAGGTTTTACTACAAACCTTTACCGGATGAAGTGACAATTGGTGAAAGTGATATAGAAGGTTTAGGAATATTTGCCACAACAAACATGGAAGAGGCGTTTGATTTGGGTAGTACACATATCAAAGTGCCAATGATAGCTGGATATATTCGAACCCCACTGGGTGGCTTCATAAACCATTCAGAAGAACCAAATTGTTATTTGGTGTTGTCCCAAGATTGGGATGACTACAGGGTGTACAACTTAGTGACTCTTCATGAAATAGAAGAGGGTGATGAAATCACTTTAGATTACAATATGTAAGAGGGGAATGGACTGTGTCGCGTAAACTTATCAAGCCAAATTTTCCACTCCCTCCTGCCAATTATGATCAACAGTATTTGTCTGAAGTTGTAAGATCGTTTTCTATCTTCCTCCAACAGATGCAGAACCCCGGAGATGGCAGGTTCAGCGCCGTGACGATTACAAGCCTCCCTAGAAATGATGTAGGATTAGAGTCTGGCACTCTTTATAATCACGAGGGAGTTGTCAAGGTGTCCGAATTGAGAACATCTTCTGTAGCAGGGCAGTCATTGACAACAACACAAGGGTCAGTCGCGGTGAGTATAAGCTAATGGCAGAGATAGATAGAGAGTTAGGTGAGTTATCGACAAGACTCGAAGTCCTTGAAAGAGAGATGTCTGAAATAAAGACAGACATCCGATGGATGAGAGATCAGGTGCAACAATCTAAAGGTGGATGGAAGACGATAGCGTTTTTAATATCTGCGTCTGGAATATTAGGGGGAGTTGTCACTATGATCACACAAACGCTCTGGATGAATAAGTAATGATTTTCGAGGCCATCGCAGTAGTTACCACCGCAAACACCGCGATTGGTGCGGTGAAAGAATTGCTGAAGAATGGCAAAGACATTACCGATTGTGCCGCCCAACTTGGTCAATATTTTGATGCCAAAGCCGAAATACAAAAAAGGTCAGGGAGCAAGCAATCTACTGGCTCTGATCTTGAGAACTTCCTCCACCTCGAAAAACTAAGACAACAAGAAGAAGAGTTAAAAAATATGCTCATCTATCAAGGGCGAGCGAATCTATACCAAGATTTTTTGAGGTTCCAAGCAGAGGCCAAGCGCAACCGTGATGAGGCGTTTGAGGCGAAAGCAAAAGCCAAGATTGCGAAGCAAAAAAGAAACGCTGACATCGTTAAGTATTTGGTCGTTGTATTTATGTGTTTGTTGGGATTGGTTGCAATCGGTGGCTTTATATATTGGGTCTCTACTATGAGGCCAGCATGACGCAGAAGAAGTTACAAAAAGAATCAATTTATGCTGAGTATGACAAAGACGGTGATGGTGTTATCACTGACGAGGAGATGTCTCGCGTTACATCCATCAAAGAAACTGAGACAGCGTTAAGAAAAAACTTAGCACAATTGCGGATGGCGAGATTTACCTTGATTGCTATGGGGGCATTTACATTCGCCATGTTTTTTGTGCCAATCGAGCGAGTGCAAGCCCTTTCGGATATAAGCAATCTTTTTTACATATCCGGCGCGGGTATTGTTGGCGCATACATGGGGACAACGGCTTGGCTAAATAAAAAATGATCTATGTGTTTGCTTTAATCATTATGACGGCTGAAGGCACTGTGATACCTGATAAGAAGGCATATTTCTATTCAGTCAATCGGTGCAACTATTTCGCAGATCGAGTGAGCCGTACACGATACAATTATTGGACCAAGCGCAAAGTACAGGCGTATTGCATACCGGAGTGGGTCAACCCAAAGAATACTAAGATACTGAGGTGATTATGATATTAGGTGCGTTAGGAAAAATATTAGGCAGTGAGACGGTCATCAAGAAAGGCATGGACTTGATTGATGATATGCATACCTCGGAAACTGAATCGATAGAAGCAAAGACGCAAGCCAAAGTAGCCTTAATGAATTCGTATGCTCCATTCAAGGTAGCCCAGCGGTATCTTGCCTTAATGTTTGGTCTGACTTATGTCTCTTGTTTTATTATTGTCCTTGCAATGACCTTGACAGGAAAAGGAGATCCATCGGCTGTTTCTCAAGTGATGGAGCAGTTTCAAATCAATTACGCTATGTTATTGATTTTAGGGTTTTATTTTGGTGGAGGCGCGATAGAGTCTTTCACTTCTAGGAAAAAGAAAGATGATTGACTTAGAGCGATTGAGATTAGACTTAGAAAGCGACGAGGGATGTATCAAAGAGGTGTACTTA